AGCCGCAATGGGTGAGAATACCGCCGGAGTTGGCGGGTATCTCGTGCCTGAGGACTTTTACGCCGGGATCGTTGAAAAGCGGAACGAGCTTTCCATTCCGCGCCGGGCTGGTGCAACCATCCTCCAGACTTCCCGCGATGTATTGAACATCCCGGTTGAAGCGACCTCTCAGACTTATTACACCCGCGCGTCACATGACATGGCGGCTGTGAACGAGGACGAGCCGACCATCGGTCAGGTTGCCGTGACCATCTACCCCTACACAAAACTTGTGAAGGTATCGGAAGACCTGTTGGATGACAACGCCGCGAACCTTAACCAGTTCCTTTCCAATTCCTTCGGGCGTTGGGCTGCGATGACTGAAAACCGCGAATGCTTGATCGGTGACGGTTCTGGTGACGTGCAAGGCGTGACCGTTGGTGCAACCGCATCGTTGACCTTCGATGACACCAACAGCATCGGGGCGGCTGAAATCCCTGAGCTGTACCACAAGTTGTCCGCGCCTTACCGTGACCGCGCCGTGTGGGTGATGAATGACGCTACGCTGGGATTCCTGCGCGGCATCTATTCGTCCAGCGTGTTCACTTTCGGACCGCACGAGATCAGCGACGAAACGATCATGAACAAGAAAGTCTTTACCTCAACCTACATGCCGTCATACGCCACAACCGCTTACAAGTCCGTTGTGTTCGGTGATTGGAGCATGTACGCGCTGGTAGAGCGCAAGGGCTTGACCATCCGGCGCTTGAACGAACTTTACGCGGGTAATCGCCAGGTTGGTTTGCTGGCAACGATTCGGTTCGGTGGGGCTGTTATGCAGGAAGAGGCCTTTGCGATGGGTACTCAATCCTAAGGAGGTTTGACATGGAAGAGCTTTTTGCTTACGTCAAACCAGTAATGGCAGTCATCCCGGTTAGCGGGTCGGACGCGGCAATCGCCGCAACCGCCGTGAACGGGGTGGGGTACAACCGCTGTGCGTTCCTGTTCCTCACCGGAGCGATGGGAACGGGCGCGGGTATCTCCTGCCAGGTGACCGAGAGCGCGAGTTCTGGAGGCACTTACACCGTCGCATCCACTACCGCCGCGTTGACCAATCTCACGACCACGAGCGCGTCAAAACTGCTCGCAATCGATGTGAGGGTCAACTCCGCTAAACCGTATCTGAAATTATACGGGACTTGCGGAACGGCGGCTTGCTTGCACGGTGCTGTGGCGATCCTGTACCAAAAGACCGGGCTGCAATCTGACCCGAATGTTGATACGGTACTCACCCAGTATAAGCGCGTCTAATTTGTAAAGACGGGGAGGGTGTAACAGCCCTCCCCAAAGGATGAATGATGAAGATACGAATTTTGAAAGAGTTCAACGGACTGGTGGACGGTAAGAGTATCCACTTTAAGCCCGGTTGGGTGGGTGAGATACCCGACGAGGACGCGGATCACATGGTACGCGGGCATTATGCCGAATTGGTCAAGCCCGCCGTCAAGGTGGTGCATAAGCCCGAAATGGCGAAGGCTGTAAAGGTGAAATGACATGAGCATAACTAACGGATATACGACGCTCCATAACGTGAAGAACATGCTGGGCGTTCCCCTCGACAACTACGAGGAAGACGGCTATCTGGAAGCGACCATCGAATCCGTTAGCCGAATGATTGACGATCACACCGGGCGCAGGTTTTACGCCACAACGGAAACGCGCTACTACACGCCTAACGACACCGATGAGGTGATGGTGGATGACCTGCTCACCGTGACCACGCTGAAGACTGACGATGATGAAGACGGTACGTTTGAGACCACCTGGACAACCAGCGATTACATGCTAATGCCGATGAACGCGTCAACCAACGGAAGACCCTACACGTGGATCGAAACAAGCGGGTATGGCGATTATTCGTTTCCGGTCAACGTCAAGAAGGGCGTGCAGATAGCGGGTTCATTCGGTTATTGCGCTACGGCATCCCTGCCAAAGCCTGTTGCTGAAGCGTGCAAGATACAAAGTATGCGTTTATTCAAGCGCAAAGACGCGCCGTTTGGGGTGATAGCAGGCGGGGAAATGCAGCAAAGCATGACCATCCCCGACCTTGACCCTGACGTGAAGATGTTACTCAGTCCTTATGTGAGGCGGGTGTAATGGCTATCCAAGACGTTATTGAGCGCATGGCTGACAAGATTGAAGCCATATCCGGCATCAAGGGCGTGAGCGATTACCTGCCTGAATCGTTGCCGACTACGGAAAACTGGGTGGTGATTTATCCCGGCGCATCCGAGTTTATGGGCGGTCCGGTTGGTTACATGACCGCGCTTTATTCGGTGGTAATTGAAATCCACACCCCGCGCAAGGTACTTCCTTACGCGGTGGAGCGCATCATGCCTTACTTCGATGATATTCCCGTCGCGTTATTGGATGACCTTTACGACGGGCTGATGGATAACACGGTATCTCACTTTGAAGCGATTACCAGCACAGGGCTGGTTGCGATGAACTATGAGGGAATTGACACAATTGGATTCCGCTACACGGTGAGCGGGATAAAGATTCAACAGGCTGTTTCATAAGGAGTGATATTGGCAACTGAAAAAAATGTGCTACAGCAATACCCTATTATGAGCTGGGCGTTCCCGCGCATCCTCGTGGCGTTCCTATTGGAGCGAACCATCTCATACGCAGACCTTGTATTTCCGAGCATCGTACAAATAGCCGCGCAAGGTCCGGTAATCCTGAATATGCCGTATATGCGAACTGACCTGGCGCGCAATAAGGCATCAATGGAGTTGTTGAAGACCGACTTCACACACCTGCTTATGCTTGATATTGACCACGTACACCCGACTGACATTGTACAGCGGCTGGCGCGGTGGGTAATCAGCGACCCCAAGCGTTTCCAAGTGGTAGGCGGATTGAACTTCAGGCGGTCAGAGCCGCATGACCCGTGCGCCTACAAAATGGGTGAAGACAATACCATGTGGACTATTGAGTGGGAAAAAGACACAGAGTTGATGGAAGTTGACCGGCTGGGTACAGGGTCAATCCTGATAGCGCGTGAAGTGCTTGAAACCATCCCGCCGCCCTGGTTCACCAACGATTATTCACAAGGATGGCGTGACGCGTGGCCGGGTGAAGACATTGGCTTCTCGAAATTATGCAACCAATACGGCATCAAATTGTGGGTAGATTGCACGACTACAAGCCCGCACATTACCCCTGCGCTGGTAGATGCTGGCGCGTGGGAGGCATGGAAGAAGCGCAACCCTGACGCGCTGCAAAGCGGGGAACAGGTCATGGTGGAAGTGAGGCATAGTGCCTGAGCGCATCCTTGAATGTGGGCATGAAAAAGCCAACCACATTATGAGTTACAAAGTCAAGGGTGACGTGATTGATTTGAGGTTATGCCCTGATTGCTGGGTGGTGTGGCTGGTTGGATTCCTTGACCAATACAACCAACTTAGCAAAGACGAGAAACGGAAAGTACACGGGATAGGGAAAGCGTGGCGTGAAGATGCTTAGTGTGATCATCGTAGGAATCAACGGTTGGGAAGAATACACAAGACCGCTTATTACCGGGATATGGGGTTATCACCCTGACGTGGAAATCGTTTGTGTGGATAACGCAAGCGACAAGCCCTACCCCGAAGCCGCGCACGTCCACCGCCTTGACAAGCGGGTGAGCTATGCCGAAGCCATCAACTACGGATTCGAGCATTCGTGCGGGAAGTGGATGTTATCGCTGAATAATGACGTGAGATGTAACGCGCCGTTCCTGCACCTGATCGAGCCGCTTGATGACGGGCATATTTACGCCAGGCAGATCATCCAGGAAGCCGGTCACGTGTGGTTCGGTAACTGGTTGGTGCTGGTGGACAGAGCGACCAACTGGACGATAGGCGGATTTGACCCGAAGTTCGAGGTGTGTGGATTCGAGGACGCGGATTACGCGGTGAGGGCTAAGGAACTCGGCATTGAAACGAGGGCGATTGACCTGCCGTTTAACCACTTATGGGGTAAGACCCGCTGGGCTATTCCTGGTTATGAAGCGACCAGGCAAAAGAATATTGACTACTTCGCACAGAAGCATGGCTATAGACTGGGTGCATCCATGAAGGTGA